CAAATGATGGAGTTGATTGCTAGACCAGGTTGGCAAAAAGTTTTAAACAATTATGGGTATCAAAGAACTCATGTTGTGTTAGAAAAAAAGATAAAACAAGAGGAGAAAAAATGAGTTTTGGAGGAGGATCATCAGGAGGTGGTCAAACAACTACACAATCAGTACAACCTTACGGAGCAGCACAACCAGCATTAAATCAAATTATTTCTGAAGCTGGTCAATTATATGCTCAAGGTCCACAAGCAGCAGGTTATGTTGCACCTACTCAACAAACATTACAAGGTCTTGCTACACAAGAAACAATGGCAAACGCAGCCAATCAACAGTTAGCTGCAACACTTGGCGGACAATATTTAAATCCTTTTTTATCTCCATTAATACAAAAAACAGCATCAGATATTACAACAAATGTTCAATCACAATTTAGTGGTGCTGGAAGAACACCAACTTCACCAATGGCACAATCAACTGCATTAGGTCAAGTTGCACAAGCTGCTTTACCTTTAGCTTTTGGACAGTATGATACTGAAAGACAAAGACAGTTAGCAATCGCATCAAGATCACCAACATTAATTCAAACAGGACAACAACTTGAACAATTACAAAGACAACAAAACATGGCTCCAGCTTTAAGTTTACAACAATATGCTGGTTTAGTTTCACCTATTGCATCAGGATTTCCTGTTACATCAGGACAAGTCAATACAAGAGCAAACCCACTAACGACAGCAGCAGGAGGTGCTATATTAGGTTCTGCTATACCTGGTGTTGGTCCGTTATTAGGTGCTGCTGGTGGATTTATTGGAGGATTATTATAATGAAAAAAATACAAAAGATAATGTACGACTTTGATGTAAAAATTAAAAACAATCCAAGTAAAGCATTAATTTTTATGTTTATTTTATTTTGTATCGCAATAATTTTTTAGGAGAAATTTATGCAAAATGTAAACAATGTAATAGGACTTTTAAATGAGAAAGCTCCTACTAATCACTTTTTAGCTTACATTAATCCAAAAGAAGCAAATGTACTAAAATCTATGGGTGGTTCAGGTATGCCTGGTCCATTTGGTATTCCAAGCTTTATTGAATATGATGATTCTTTTGGTTCTGGTTTTTCTAGTGCAGTTTCGGATATGGGTGAAACAAGTTCAGATTCAGGATTTAGTGGAGGTGGAAGTTCTAATGTAAGTTCTGGTGGAGGAAATGATAATTTTAGTAATGGTGATGACATTGATTCTACTTACACAGCATCAGGAGCAGATTTTACACCAGTAAATGAACAATCTGTTGTAGATAATGTGGTAGATTTTTTTACAAGAGGTGGTGTTATAGGTAATATAGCTAGTAATATTTTTAGCGAACCTAAAAATCAGTACGAAGGTATTGGTGGAGAAGATGGTTATGGAGAAGGTGATTATGTTTCTACCCTTGATGATTTTGCAGAATCAAGAGGTTTAGGTTCTGATTATTCTGCTTTAGATTTAGAACAACAACAATTTATAGATCAAGAAGCTTTTAATGCTGGTTATAGATCACCTTCATTTCAATCCCTTTATGATACTGGTAATTTAGATAATTTACAAAATCTTTCACAACCAGAATCAGATGCTATAAATCAGTTAGTTATTCAAGCACCTTTTGCTTTTGGTAATCAAACACCTATAGAATCTCAGGTGTCTAAATATTTTGAAAACTTGGGTAATCAAGAAGGTCTTTCAACTCAGCTTGAAAACGACTATAATGCTGCAAAAGCAAATGTACAAAACACTTTAAATATTACACCTTTGCAAAACCAATTTGGTTACTCAGCAACACCTTTTGGTAATACAACAACTGCTAATTTATATGCGAATGCTTTTAATGTTCCATATTTAACAAATAGAGGATTAATTTAATGATAGATGAAAGATTTAGAAAAATGTTGATGATGGACTATGCAACAAAAGAAGGTCAAAACAATCAAGGTTTTTTTGGTGGTGATCTAACAGGTGGTTTATTAGCTAATATTAATCCAACATTACTTATTGGAGCAGATATAATTGGATCAGGTGTTAAAGGTAAAGACCCTTTTAGTTCACTTATTCCAGCATTAACAAAAACAGCAAAAATTAAACAAGCTTTAACACCTAAAAAAGGTGGTCAATCAATTAAATTTAATCCACAAACAGGTGAATTTGAAATAACATCTGGTGGAGCTATACCATCAGGACAACAAAAAAATTTAAATACAGCTAGAAAAATTAAAGGAAGTTATGATCTTTTATATAATACAATACCAGCATTACAAACTGCTGTAGCCAATTCAAAAACTGGTGCTGTAGGAAGTGGTGTACAACTTATTAACAGTATTGGAGATCAAATTGCACAACTTGGTGAAATTAATGTTCCAACTAAATTTAGAACTTCTGCTTCTGACGATATAGAAGCTTACATAAAACAAAGTGGTTTTGCTGGAGAAGCACAAGATGTAGCAAGAGTTAAATCATCTATGACAAACTTAGCTTATGTTTTAGCTTCTATTGCTGAACCGAATAATCCAAAATATTCAGAAGGTGATATTATAAGACAGTTTGATAGAATTGGTTTTAATAGTGGTTCAAGAGATCAAATTCTTGCTTCATTAGATCAAGTATTAAAAGATGAATTTTTTAATGCTCAATCAAAATACAATGCTTTACTTCCACAAGGTAATTTTGGTTATTCATTGGTAGATGGTAAAGTAACACTTTCAGCTCCAGGATCAACTAATATTGGAACAACACAAACACAAACACCAAAAAAGAAAAAAAAAGATACAAAAAATGATCCTCTTGGAATTAGATAATGAATATAAATGAATTTAGAAAAAAATATCCAGAATATAATGATATACCTGATCTTGAACTAGCTGATACATTTTATGAAAAATATTATTCAGACTTAGACAAAGATAATTTTTATCAAAGTTTTTTTCCCAACATAGCAGACGCAAGAATAGAAAAAGCTGAGTCATCAATAGTTCCTGAATCTGGTGGTATTCAATCTCCTGATGATGAGTTATTAAGTCAAGATATTAGATCAAATATAAATTTCAGACCAAAAATAAAAGATATAGCAAAATTAGCTGATGTAGGTGTAAAACAAGGTGCAGGTGCTGAAGCAAGACTTGCGGCATCTTTTGGTTATGATGAGAAGAATCAAGCTTTAGCAATAAAACAAATTTTAACTAATCTTTATGGACAAGATATTGATGTTAGAAAAGGTGCAAGAACTGGTGAGTTAGAATATTTTAATCCTAAAACAGAAAAATATGAATTAGTAAATAAACCTGGTGTTGAGCTTGGTGATTTTACAGGACTGGCTGGAGATGCTATGGTTATCATACCAGATATTGCAGCCACAGTTGCAACTACTATTTATTCTGGAGGTAATTTACCAGCAGGTATTACAGCAGGTGCTTTAACGGCAGGTATAGCAGAATTTGCAAGATATAAGATAGGACAAAATGTTTATGGTATTAACAAAGATGTAAGTAACGATCAATTATTAGATGCAGCTTTAAGAGCAGCAGGTATTTCTGCTGGTTCTGCTGTGCTTGGTGTAGGTGCTGTAAAAGTTATTAAAGGTGTAAACAATTTAGTTAAAGGCAGGTTTGTAAAAGGAAATGAGGTTGCTGATGCTAGAATTGAGCAAGAAGTTTTAAAAGCTGATGAAGTAGCAGAAAGTATTAATAAAACATTAGATTCAGCAAAGATAGGTTCAAATTTAAAATTTACATTAGGACAAGCAGGTAATGATGCTGATTTATTAGCTGCACAAGCTGCTTTTGAAAATCAAAATAAATTAGGTTTTATGGGTGAGTTTAAAGAGTTTAATTTAAATCAAGCAAAAGCTTTAAATGATTATTTTGGTTTTTTAAAATCTGGATTTGGTTCTTCCACAAGCAAACCTATAAATGCTTTTGAAGGAGGAACTTTAATACAAGGTGTTATTAAAAAGAATAATGAACCTATAATTAAAGCATTAAACAAACAACAAGCTGAAGCAGATGAAGTATTGTCAAAATCAATTTTAAAACTACCTGACGGATCATTTAAAGAAACAGGAGTTGAGATAAGATCAAAAATAGATCAAGTGGCTAAAGCATATAAAACAAAGGTTGATGCAGCAGCAAAATCTTTAGATAATGCGGCTGGTGTAAATACTATAAATTCTGATATTGTATCAAAAGCTATAAATCAATTATCTAACAAACAAAAAAACAATTTAATAAAAACAGGTAATTTACAAAATTATTTTAAAAATACAGAACTTGTTGATGATATTATTGCAGGTACAGCAAAAATACCAATTTCTACTGTAAGAAACACATTGAGTACAGTATCATCAGATATAAGAAAATCTGCTGTAGGTTCTGTTACTGGTGAAACTCCAGAAGTGGGTGCTTTAAAACTTTTAAAAACATCTTTAACTGAACAATTAAATAAAGATGCACCAAAAGCTTACATTGATGAATTTAATAATTTTAATACCTTAGTAAGAGATAATAAAAAATTACTTAACAATGAACTATTATCAAGAATAAATCTTGATAGAGCTGGTAAATTAAGATTTGATGATGAAGATATTTTTGCTATGTCTTTTAAATCAGGACCAAAATCAAAAGGTTATGCGGAAGCAATACATAATGTTATTAAAGATAGTCCAGATGCTATGAAAGCTTATAAGGATTCTATTTTTCAAAAATATAAAGATGATGTAATTACTAATGATAAAGTTAATGTTGTACGACATAATAATTTTTTAAAAAAATTTAAATCTCCATTAGAAACATTTTTTAATAAAAATGAATTAGATCAAATTACAAAAATAGGTGGTTTTCAAACAACATTAGAAAATGCAACTAAAACAAGAGATGCTGTTTTAAAAGATTTAGAAAAAAGTTTTGCTGGTAAATTAGAAAGAACAACTCCTGGCGAAATTATTAATAAAATTTACAAACCTAACAATATTGGTGAGATAAGAGAACTTAAAAAAATATTAAAAAAAGACCCTGAAATTTATCAAGCATTTCAAAGATTGGTATTAACTGATTTAAATGAAGCAGTCGTTAAAACTTCTGATGATTTAGGTATAAAAGTTGTTGATGCTAAAAGATTTGATACATATTTAAATGGAGCAGGTAATGAAAGAGGATATAGAGTTGCTCTTGAAGAAGTATTTAATAAAGAATTTGTAAGCAATTTAGACATATTAAATAGAGCATTAAAAATTTCATCAAGAAAAGCTACTGCTAGAGGTGAAGGTATTGTGGGAAATGCATTAACAGATATTATTAGAGCAAGATTAGGTCAATTTACAGTAGCTGGTAGATTATTTACTGCTGCAAGAAGAATATATAAAAGAACAGCAGAAAGAATAATTAAAAATGCTATTCTTGACCCACAATCTTTAAAAGATTTAATTAAATTGAGAAAATTAAAACCAAGAACAAAAGAAGCAACAGCTATATTATCTAAATTAGGTGGTGATATTTTTGCTGATCCAGCAAGTGATCCTGACAGTAAAAAACCTTTTACATTTTTAAAACAAATCGTAGCAAGTTTTGATTAATAATATGAAATCACAATCACAAAAAAATTCAGAAGAAATAATTAAAATTCAAGGTGAGTTAAAAGTTATCCATGAGAAAATAACTAATATTAGAGACAATCACCTTTCTCATCTTGATGCTAAGGTTAATATAATCTACAAACTTCTATGGGTAGCTGTAACAATAAGTCTAAGTGGTCTAATAAACTTAGTCGTAAATCTTCTGTCTTAAAAGGCAAGAAATCATCAATCAAAGGAACTGTTGGCGAATATGATGCTATAGCAAAGCTTACTAAAGCTGGTTATTATGTAGCAAAAAGTTGCGATCCTGCTTGTCCTTTTGATATTGTGATTGTAGATAAAAATGGTAAAATACAGCTTTTAGATATTAAGACAATTACATATCGTAAAAGAGCTAAAGGTAAAATATTAAAAAACAAACCTAAAGGTTCTTATAAAATACATAGAACAACAACAAAGGAACAGAAGAAATTAGGCATAAGACTTTTGATGGTAGATTATGAAGATTAACGATAACACAAATATATCTTTACCTATAAGAAATTTAGTAGCAATCATAGGTGCAGTAGCTCTTGGTGTTTGGGCTTATTTTGGTGTTGAGGAAAGATTAAATAAATTAGAAACAGCAGATACATTATTTCAAGCTGATCTTCTAAAAAAGGCAGAGCAAGAACCTAAGAATTTAGAAATGTATATGCTTATTGAACACCTTGCTACTCAAATAGAAAGTATAGAAAAAGAAATAGAAGCTAGTAGATATAACAAAGTAAACATAGATCACATAAAAGAACAAGTAGATATGTTGCAAAAAAAAATAAATGGTAATCACTAATGAATAGACTACAAAAAAAAGTAATTAAATATACTCAACAAAGATGGGAAGATGTTAAACAAATGAATATGTTTAAGATGTTAAGACAAGAAGTTGAAATAGGAGCAAATGGAACTCAAAAATATATGATTAAAGAAGGAAGAAATAAAGGTAAAGTTTTATGACTAAAGTAATTGCTTTATTAATGTTTTTAGGTGAACCTGCTGTTCTTAAAGAACACACACTTATGCCAACTATAAGTAAATGCTTAGAAAAAAAAAGAATTGCAACTAGAAATAGTGGTGCAAGAGTAAGCTATATCTGTAGTAGAGTAAATGCAGAAGTAAAAGATGGCAAAATAATTAGAATTGCAAAGGATTAATAATGGATTTTATATACAGAATTATAGAAAAAATTAGTTCAAGAATAAGCTCTTGGTGTTGGCACAAAAGAGTTCATTTACTTTACAAAAAAAGAGGTAAAAAATGAATACAGGATTTAGACCATCACCTTCACAACCCAACCCACCCATGAATCAAACACTGTTAAAAACTGCTGTTATTCATGTACCTAACAAGGAGAAACCCATGAAATACCTTAAAAAATTATGGAAAAAATATATGGACTGGTTGTTCAAAGACTTTTATAAGTAATTATGTGGATGAATATTGCAGCTAAATTAGTACCAGGCATAATCAAAACAGGTATGTCTATTGCTTCCAATAGAAGAAGAACGAAAGAATTAGAGTCAGTTGCTGAATTAAAGTTAGCTGAGAAGATGGCTAATGGTGAAGTTGAGTTTAAAAAAGCTGTAATTGATTCACACAGAAATGATTGGAAAGATGAATTTTGTCTTATCCTTATATCTATCCCTCTACTACTTTTGGCATGGTCTGTGTTTAGTGATGACCCTGATATACAAGCAAAGATAGATATTTTCTTTGATAAATTTTCCAACTTACCAATGTTTTATCAAGCTTTGGTAGTGGGAGCTTTTAGTACAATACTAGGTATCAAGGGTGTATCTACCTTTAAGAAAAAATAATGGAACCAATCTGTTATATTTTTATTATGCTTTGGATAATAGGAATATCTGAGTAATCAAAAATTATGTCCGACACAAGTAAAGAGATAATAGTTGAGTATAAAGATCAAGTTAGACTTCTTAGAGAAGAAAATGCTGACTTACAAGATGCTTGTAAGACTAAAGATTCTGCTAACAAAAGATGTTTGCAGAAGTTAGAAAATGCAAATGAAGATTTAGAACAAGCAAATAAAAAGATTAAAGAACTAGAAAATAAATTAAAAGATATGAAACAAACAAATAAACAATTATTGGAACACCCATGAAAGTAGCTTTAGTAATGATAATGTGTAGTCAAATAGCAGGTGATTGTATGCCACCTCATTTTCTCAGACATTATGATAATCTATATAATTGTTTATTAGGTGGATATACAGAAGCTATTGAAAAAACTGAAGAAATTGGTAAAGATGATATTATAAAGCATGAAATAGTAGTTAAGTTTAACTGCTATTATGATAAAAACACTTTACCACATGGAGCATAACTATGACACAATTATCAAAACATTTTAGTCTTGAAGAAATGACTAAATCATCAACAGCATTAAGAATGGGGATAGATAATACCCCCAATGAAGAACAGATAGAAAACCTTAAGGCGATATGTGAGAACATATTAGAACCATTAAGAGAATATTATGAGTCCAGACCTATAACAATAACATCTGGATTTCGTAGCCCAGAACTTTCAGAAGCAATTAAATCTTCAAGACAATCTCAACATTGTAAAGGAGAAGCTTGTGACTTTGAAATAGCAGGGTTTGACAATAGAGAAGTTGCGGCACACATAAAAAACAACTTTGACTTTGATCAACTCATAAGTGAATACTATATTTCTGGTGTTCCTGATTCTGGATGGATTCATGTATCTTTTAAAAAATCTGATAATAGAAAAGAATCTTTAATAAAAAATAAAGGTGAAGGTTATATTGAATGGCGATAGATAAATCTAGTATGAAGTGTAATAGTCCTAGAAGACAAATATCTGGAGGAAAAAAGTTTGTTGTTAAAGCTTGTAAAGGTGGTAAAGAAAAGATTATTAGGTTTGGGGATGCTAATATGAAAATTCGTAAATCAAATGCGGCAGCAAGAAAAAGCTTTAGAGCTAGGCACAAATGTGCTACAGCTAAAGATGTCTTCAGTGCAAGGTACTGGAGTTGTAAAAACTGGTAAAAAAAAGGAGAATATCATGTACGGAAAAAAACCAATGAAAAAAAAGAAAAATAAAAAAAAGAAAAAAAATAAAAAAAAAGTAAGATACTAGGTGTAGCTTAAAATAAGCTGGGTTGTTGGAGGGATAACAAGGAGATAATATGCCAAAAGGTAAAAACAAAAAGTATAGTAAGAAACAAATGAAGATAGCAAGAATGGCAGCACCATTTGATAAAATAACTGGTGCAGACTTTGCTATGTTAAAGAAAAAAAGGAAGAAGAAATGAAACAATTAACTAAAAGACAAAAAGATACTTTAAAAAGACACAAGAAACATCATACAGCTAAACACATGACTGTGATGAGAAAAGCTATGAGAAAAGGTAAAACTTTTGGACAAGCACATAAAATGGCTATGAAGAAAGTGGGAAGATAATTATGGCTAAACTTTGTCCAGCAGGTAAAGCGGCAGCGAAGCGTAAATTCAAAGTTTACCCATCCGCATACGCAAATATGTGGGCTAGTAAATACTGCAAAGGCAAAGTTGGTAAAAAGAAAACTAAGAAAAGAAGATGAGCTTAAGAAAATGGACACAACAAAAATGGGTTGATGTTGCCAATAGAAGATCAGATGGTTCATATCCTCCATGTGGAAGAAGTAAAGGTGAGAAAAGAAGAAACTACCCTAAATGTTTGCCGATAGCTAAAGTTAGATCAATGACTAAATCACAATTATCGGCTGCTGTATCAAGAAAAAAGAAAGCAGAAAGAAGACCAAGAAAAGGTAAAAAACCAAACTATGCGAAAACCTAAAAAGACTTGGAAGAAAAATACAAGGATCATAAGAGATGTCGGTCTTTGTAAGTATTGTAATAAGATGATTGTTTCTGATGAACCTTTTGTAATCTTTGCTACCAAAGAACCTGCTCATTATGCTTGTATGAAAAAGGATGATGAGGAAAGAAATTTAGATTAAAAAAAGGCGACCATTTCTGATCGCCTTAATTTAAACTTAATTTATACTTTGATCTTTAAGACCTTTAGCAACTTCAACGGCTTTATCCCCACCCATAGTTTCTACCATTGCTCTTACAAAATTCATTTTTGCACCAGCTCTATGATCCATGTTGAAGTTTGGTTTTCCAAAAAACTTTTGCATTGCTTTTAAAAGTCTTTTAGATTCTTTTTCTTCTTTTGAACCAACATATATTGAAGTTTCATCAATATAATATTCAAGGAAGTAAATATACCAAGTTTGATATTCTTCCTCTGTTACATCAATTCTATTAAAAGATTTTCTGTTATCAATCTTAAAATATTTTGATGCCATTATATCTAAAAGTTCATAAGCTCTTTTAGATTCATTGTCATAAGTTATATCAATTTTGTGCATTAGTTCTTCCCTTATGAACCAGCTTGATATTTTGAACTTACGTTTTTTCATTTTTTCCCCTTTGTTATAAATATATTATAACACACTGTAAATGATTTGTCAATAGTTAATTATTTAAGATAATCAACAAGAATTATTTGTTGAGGTAGGAAAAAAATTGACTATAGTATTATTGCATACCTTGAGTTAGGGATGTACTTTGTTCTTAAGACACCCCTAACTCCCATTAATTAAATTATTTTTTGTAGTTTTTCTATAATCACTTGATCATCAACTGCTTGTGGATCAGGATAATACTTTGCATTTTTTATCTGATTACCTCTATGCAGTTCTGGTGGATTATCTTTATATGTAAAATTACTTATACCTTTTACAATATCAAATCCCTCAAAAAAATATGTGATTGAAACTTGCAAAGCTTGTGCTAAATAAATTAGCTTTGCTGATGATACTCCATTAGTACCTTTCTCATATTTTTGTATTTGTTGAAATGAAGTAGGTAAAAAACAACCAAGCTCAGATTGAGTCATTTGCAACTCAATTCTTCTTTTTCTTATTCTTGCTCCAATATGTTTGTTTACTACAACTTCTTTCTGTATTTGTGCTTTTGCCATAGCGATAGGTTTCCTTTCTTCTAGTTTTACTTTTTACCTTTAGAATTTCTTTCTAGCTTGAAATTCTAATTTGTTTATTTTGCTCAGATAAAATTTGATTACTGATTACAGCAATCTGATTTTTCTTTTTCTGAACAAGAGCTTTAGCTTTCTGCATTACCCTAACTGCTCTCTCCAGTCTTTCCTGAGCTTCCTTTACCCTCTTTGGATCGTAGTCCATGTTTATCCTCCAACTTAATGTTAGACTTCAAGAACCTCTTATTAACAACTTTAACAACAGGTTCTCCTATTGCGTCTTTGTTATCAACAGCATCTTGAACACTGTTGAATTTTTCTTCAACAACTACCACAACTTCATAAGTTGATAACTTATTACAACTCATAGTAATTATTGACTTTAAATTTACTATTTTTAATTGATTTTGTCAAATGATACTTTCTCATAAACACATCCATCTCTTTGACCAAGCCAAGCTTAACAGCATTTTTCATAAGAATACCAATCCTTTGTTTAGATAAATTTAAAGCTTCTCCAATTTCAATTAGTCTAGGATAAGCTTGTTCCTTTTTATGGTACTCTATCATAAAATCAATAATTTGTTTAATTTTTGGACTATAAAACACTTTATTTCCCATTGTTGTTTCTTTCTAATTGTTGCATTTGATACTTTAAAAGCTCATTATAACCAGAAATATCTTGATGTGTGTCTTCCTTATACATGATTTCTTTTTCACCATCATTAACAGTTCTTGTTAATTTTAAAACAATCATAAGTTGAGCAACAATCGTTATAGGTACTTTCAACTTTTGCTTGTTTACTGCTTCTAAAACTGACTTAATAAATTGTGCAACAATATGTGCGTTGCTATCAAAATCTCCATATTCTTTTTGTTTATTCTTTAATAAATTCTTGGTCATCTTTTCGCCAATATCTATCCATTTTACATTATCGTCTTTGCCCATTGTCCATCCTTTGTTTTACAGTAATACATAAATATTCTTTTACCTTTATACATAACCCCATGATCGTAAGTTATGCTTGTATGTGTTTCTAAAGCTTCCTGACAAGTCGTAAAGTCTTTTACTTTTATTTTGTAAAAGTCATAGCTTGTTGCAGATGTTGCAAAGAACAAATACAAGAAAAAAGTTTTCATAATAAAGGGTGCTGATTTTTTTTACCGATTCGAATAGGGAGGAAAAAATGACCCAGCACCCCTACTACAAGTTATACTTTTGGTTTTCTAACTTGTAATTTATGAACCTCTTTACCATCATCTTTACGATTGATGTATTCTGTTAAGTTTATTTGTTCACCTTTTTTGTAGTCTCTATCTACTTTAAATGAACCCCAGAATTTATCAGGGTTTTCATTATCCCTGTTCATATATCCTGTTCCTTCTTTCAATACAAAATCACCCATGTTTATCTCCTATTTGTTTTGAGTTTTGTTAGTTTATTTTCACAAGCTACAAGTCTTTTACCTATCTCACTTCTAATAAAATTCTCATAGTCGTTTCTGTTGTCAGATTTAAATTCCATTATTAATTTTTTAACAGTGGTCAAATCTGGTTTCTTAGATGATAGATGAACCTCAATAGCTTCAATTCTATTACCTAAAGAAATTTGTTTTCTTGTCATGCCTAATTCTTTTGCTGTGGCTTTATATAGTGGATCAGCATTATAACCATCTTCACTATCCTTTGCTTCAACCTCATCATCTTTCATTCCAGTTTTAAGATTTAAAGCATTTAAAAAAGCATACTTTCTTGCATAAGACATACAGTTTCCAGAACCATATTTATCTGTTTTTGCAATAGCATGAGTTTCAATTTCAATAAAAGATTTTGGATTATCTACATCTACAATAGTCATCTTACAAGTTGTTTGCACAAACATATCTTGTATATTGAAATCTTTATAAGTGCAGTATGGATATAAACCATTTTTAATTAAAGCTTCCATAGCAACACCTTGTACTGCGTCATGCTCCAATGGGTTAAAATTCATACCACCTTTTTTTTCTGTCTTCTTAACCATTCTTGCTTCTTCTGAAGCAGATTTTAATTTTTGATAAATGTTTTTAGTCATATTGTTCCTTCCTTTCCTTTTGCATTACCAATGATTTCTTCTTGTTCTTTTTTCTTTTCTTCATCATAAACTTGTTTTGCTTTATCCTTAATCATTTCTTCAAGGATTTTACTGTTTATAATTCTTTTTATATCTTCTGGTGATATACCATCACAGACTATCATAAAACTCCTCCAGTTTTTGTATGTCTTCATCTTGTATAGTGTTAAGTATAGGATTGTTTTCTCTATTTCTTATTTCAGACCAATCAATCCCAATCATCATGGCTAACTTTTTTATATCCC